AACCGCGCTCGAATGGTTTGCGCCTTATGCGTCGATCCTCGCCTTAATTACTCCTGGTAATCATGAAGCCGCAGTTATTAAAAGGAATGAAATAGATTTGATCGACAGACTCACGCACTCACTTAGAACACAGCATAACTCTCCCGTTATTTACGGCGAGGATTGGTGCTACCTCCTGCAAAAGTCCGAGCGCACCAGCGTCGGGAAAGCAGACGTGAGAACTAAGAAAATATTCCTGCATCATGGCTATGGTGGAGGAGGAGAATCGGGAAGAGGAATTCCTCAGCACCAGGCGACCCGATCTCAGTGGCAGGCTGACGTTTTTATTTCTGGGCACATTCATCGGCGCAACACCGATCACAACGTCGTGACGTCAGTTACCGGAAAAGGAAGAATCGAAACAAGCGATCAATGGTTCGTGAGATGCGGATCATATAAGCAAGAGCTCGACTGCTCATGGCACATCTCTCGAGGTGCAGCAGCTCGCCCTTTGGGTGGCTGGTGGATCACGACAGAGATGAACAGGTCGAAAGCTATCACGACTTACTCGATCTTTCCGGAGCAACCATGAGATCACATAAACCACCGAGACACGATGTCAGATTTCACGATGCACCGGGATGCCGAGCACCGAGGCTTTCGCCTTCTCGTCGTGGCTATGGTCACCAGTGGCAGCAGCTCCGGAAGCTCGCCTTCGCACGCTCACCGCTCTGCGTCAGATGCGCAGCTCCTGCGACCGACGTCGATCATATTCTTGCGAAAAGTCACGGAGGAAGTGACGCCTTAGAGAACCTGCAAACGCTCTGCCACAAGTGCCACGCGCTTAAAACGTGGCATGAAGACAAGGTCGGAGGTGGATTCGTCAAGCTATCGAAAAGGCCTCGAAAATGACCGATTTTGAGCCCAAAAAGGGGAGGGGGGTCTTTCTTGTTCTAGAGGGGGTCAAAGTACCTCGCGTGGTATCGGTTTACAGATTTTCACGATTTTGAGCATAGTACGGCACTAATTAGGAGGACAGATGAAGATTCGAGACCGAATAAAAGAATTGAGACGAGTAAAAGCTTCGGAGTTAATTCCGAACCCGAAGAACTGGCGCACGCATCCGGTCGCTCAACAGGATGCGCTCAAAGGCATTCTTGCCGAGGTCGGTTTCGCAGGAGCGGTGTTGGCTCGGGAGCTCGACGACGGATCGCTCATGTTGATCGATGGGCACATGAGAGCAGAGACAACGAACGACCAGGAGATCCCGGTTTTAGTTTTGGATGTCGATGAAGCCGAGAGCGATAAACTTCTCGCTACCTTCGACCCGATCGCAGCGATGGCCGAGAGCGATCCTCAATCTCTTGATGCGCTCCTCCGAAATGTGGACACCGGCAGCGAAGCACTATCAAAGATGCTGGCTGAACTTGCGGAGGGCGCAGGTCTTTACCTTGACGAGAAAGAAGTCGTCGAGGATGAAGTGCCCGAGCCTCCCGTTGAGCCAATCACGAAGTCTGGCGATCTATGGATTATGGGAGATCATCGCCTTCTCTGTGGTGACTCGACAAAGGAAGAAGACGTTTTAAGGTTAATGGCAGGTGAAAAGGCGGATGTAGTTTTTACCGACCCTCCTTATGGTGTCAATATATCTGGCGGTAAAAATAATAGTACAATAGCTGGAGACATAACGCAGACGGCTATTCCCTTTTCATTTGATCTCGCTTGTAATTTAGCCACAAAAGATGACGCAAGGCTTTATTTCTGCGGGGCCGAAACAAATGTCGGTATGTATGCAAAACTGTTTGAGAAATATTGTCGGCAACTTCCGCGGCATTTAATCTGGGTAAAAAACGGTTTTGTGATGAAACCAAATGGTTACCACAATCAGTACGAGATAATATTTCACGGATACAAGCCAAAAGGTGGCGGGCTTAATAAATGGTTTGGTGGAAGAACCGAGCACGAAGCATCAGACGTGTGGAGAATTAATAGAGATTCAGCATCTGTGTATGAGCACCCGACACAAAAGCCAGTATCGTTACCATCTAGAGGTATAAGCAATTCTTGCCCTTTTAAGGGTCTTGTTTTTGAGCCTTTCGGAGGTTCCGGGTCAACTCTCATAGCCGCGGAGCAACTCGGGCGCAAGTGTTACGGCATGGAAATCAGCCCTGCATACTGCGACGTGATCGTTCAGCGGTGGGAAAATCTCACCGGGAAGACGGCAACACTGGAGGTGAAAAATGGGTAAAGGAAGAAAACCCACTCCGACGAACATCTTAAAGATTCGAGGATCGTGGAGAGCGAAGACGCGACCGAACGAACCGACTCCAGAAGTGACGAAGGTCGAAGCACCGGAGTTCCTCGGAGCTCGAGAGCGAGAGATCTTCGACAAGATGGCCGAGAAATTATTCGACCTCGGAGTTCTTACCGAGATCGACGCGGGAGCTCTCACACGATACGCAACGATTCTGGTGCGATGGATGGACGCTGCCAGACAGATGGCCGAGGGCGTCGCGACTCACATCGCTATCAAGGATGATGCAGGAAAAGTCAAAAGCTTTATGCCTACGCCTCCCTACATGGTTTTCAATAAGTCCAACGAACAGCTCATGAAACTTGAAAGCGAATTTGGTCTGACTCCCGCAGCGAGACCGAGACTCCAGAGCAGCAACGGTGGTAAAGACGGAATCATCGATATTATGAGGGCGATCGAGTGACCGTGAAGCAACCACGAAAAAAGAAGCCTGTTGCAAAGGATCATCGCATCGTGCGATTTTTCGGAGAGCACTTACGTCATACGAAAGGCGAGTGGTCGGGCTCGGTGTTCGTCCTGGCTGAATGGCAGCGACAGTTCTTAAATGAGTTATTCGGAACAGTAAGAAAAGATAATCTCAGGCAGTACCGCACCGCTTACCTTGAAGTTCCTCGAAAAAATGGGAAGTCGACTCTGGCAGCAGGCATCGCTCTTTTTCTTCTCTGCTTGGATCGTGAAGAGGGCGCAGAAATTTACAGTGCAGCGAGCGACAAAGATCAGGCCAGCATCGTATTTGATCAAGCCTGCCAGATGATCGAAGAGAACCCGAGTCTCGGGTCGCAGCTTCGCATCTACAGAAACAAAACGATTGAGCATAAAAACTCGAACTCTTTTTACAGATCGCTTTCATCGGACGCATTTACTAAACACGGGCTGAATGCTCATGGGGTCATCTTCGACGAGGTTCATGCTCAACCGAATCGCGAGCTCTGGGATGTGTTGACTACCAGCACCGGAGCACGTCGGCAACCTCTCACGCTCGCACTCACGACCGCAGGGCATGATCGCCAGAGTCTTTGCTGGGAGCTTCGCCAATATGCCGAGGGCGTGAACGATAAGCTCATTCACGACCCTACTTTTTATTCTCGGATTTACACATCGACGGGCGACTGGAAATCTGAGTCGACATGGAAAGAAGCGAACCCGAATTATGGCGTCACAGTTAAAAAAGATTACTTCGAAAAAGCAGTCGCAGAGGCATCAGCGAACCCATCAAGGGAGAATGCTTTCAGGCGTCTGCATCTGAACCAGTGGACATCGCAGGAGACGAGATGGATCTCGCTCGAAAGATGGGATGCCTGCTCCCGCGATTTCCCTGATCTTTCCGGAAGGATGTGTTTCGGTGGTCTCGATCTTTCATCGACCCTCGACTTAACGGCATTCGTGCTCCTCTTCCCTCCGGTCGAACCGAACGAACCCTACTGGATCTTACCGACTTTCTTCGCACCAGCAGACGCAGCGAGAGAGAGGGAGAGGAATAATAAACACAGGCTCGACGACTGGGAACGCCAAGGCCTCATCATAACGACTCCGGGAAGATCGCTCGATTATAGAGCAGTGACAGCGGTTATCGAATCGATGGCGCAGAAATATAACATCCAAGAAATCGCCGTCGACAGATGGAATATTAATCAGATCAGTAAAGACCTCGAGACGCTGGGAAAAAATAACGGCAGGCCCGACTGGCTCGTCGGTTTCGGGCAGGGGTTTGCTGCGATGACCGCACCATCGAAAGAACTCGAGGTTCTGGTGCTCAGCGAGAAAATCGCACACGACGGAAACCCTGTTCTCCGATGGATGTTTTCAAACGTGCAGGTCGAGAGAGATAATGCAGGAAATATAAAAATGCACAAAGGGCGAGCAGTCGAAAAGATCGACGGAATTGTAGCAACAATTATGGCGCTCGGCCGAGCGCAGGTAAGCAGTCTGAGTGCCACTAACATTTACGACACCCAGGGGATAACACTATTATGATTAACGCAATAAAAAGCTTCTTCACTCGAGCACTTTCCCTCAGTGGTGGTAACCTTCGAGATCCACGTTTAAACGAGCTATTCGGGGGCGCGTCAACAGACTCAGGCGTCAGCATCACTCCCGAAACTGCGCTCACCTATAGTGCAGTTTATCAGGCTGTTCGATGTATCTCGGAGGCGGTTTCGAGTCTACCGCTGAACCTTTATGAACGACAGCCGGGAGGAGGAAAAAGCAAAGCGTCGGCGCATCCTCTTTACAGCATCCTCCACGACTCACCTAATCCCGAAATGAGTTCGCTCCAGTGGCGAGAATGCTCAATGGCTCATCTCCTGCTCTGGGGAAATTCTTACACCGAGATCGTTCGAGACCTCGAGGGGAACTGCGTTGAGCTTTGGCCGATCGACCCCTCGATCGTTACCGCAAAGCGTACTGATTCGGGCGAACTTTACTACGATCTGAATCGAGGGAAGTCATTCATCACCGCAGCGAATATGCTTCACATCAGCGGGCTTTCATTCGATGGCATCTCAGGCATGAGTCCGATTTCAATGGCTCGGCAGTCGCTCGGGCTTTCACTCGCAATCGAGCAGTTCGGTGCAGGTTATTTCGGGAGAGGCGCTCGCCCTGGTGGTGTCCTGACATTTCCCGGACAGCTTTCCCCAGAGGCTCGACAAAACTTGCGAAGGTCATTCGAGGAGCTGCACGCAGGAGGGGCGAACTCTCATCGAGTCGCTCTCCTCGAAGCTGGCCTGAAATGGGAAAGCATCGGAGTTCCTCCTGATGACTCGCAGTTCTTGCAGTCCAGGGAATTTCAGGTCGTCGAAGTGGCTCGCTGGTTTAACATCCCACCGCATAAACTGCGAGATCTTAATAAACCGAGCTACAACTCGCTCGAGATGATGAACATCGAATTTCTCACGGACACGCTTCGCCCGTGGCTCGTCAGATGGGAGCAGTCGTTAAACAGGAAGATCATCCGACCGAAAGATCGAGGGAACTATTTCTGCGAGCATAATGTCGAAGGAGTTCTCCGAGGCGACATCGCCTCGAGATATCAAGCTTACTCAGTCGCTCGGAACTGGGGCTGGCTCAGCGTGAACGAAATCAGAGAGAAAGAAAACATGAACGGCGTCGGGCCCGAGGGCGATGTCTATATGCAGCCCTTAAATATGCAGGCGCTCGGCACAGCTCCGACCGCAGCTCCTGCGACTGCCCCCAGTCTGGTGGCAGCGCCAGCACCCGAACCAGTTCCGACCACCCCGACCCGATCCGATGAGTCGATTCTTCTGCGTCTCCTCGACGATGCAGGCGAAAGACTCCAGAGCATCGAATGCAACGCAGTAAAACGCTTCGCAAATAAGCCGGGAGAATTTCTCGCAAAGATCGATCATTTCTGCGGTGAGCATCGCAGTCGAGTCGTGTCTGCTTACTTTCCAGTTCTTGAGGCGTTCGGACTCGAGGCCGATATCGAGAAGCACGTCCAGCGTCATCTCGATCAGTTCAGATCTGTCTGGCTGGATTTTTCAGGATCAGTGACCGCAGCGAAACTCGCTGAAGCAGTTTCCGAAAAAATCACCACCATGAAGGGAGTTAATCATGATAACTAATAACATCGAAAGACGATTTAGCGCCGAGCTCCGAGTCGACACCGCTGCTCAAAAGATCGTAGGCTATGCGGCGAAATACGACTTATCCTCGGAGGATCTCGGAGGCTTTCGGGAATATGTTCGCCCAGGAGCTTTTCAGCGATCTCTCGATTCTGCTCCAGATGTGAGAGCACTCATTGACCACAACCCGAGTCTTATCCTCGGGCGCACCGTCTCAGGAACGCTGAGACTCGAGAGCGATGCGATCGGTCTCAAAGTCACGATCGACCCTCCCGATACCCAGTATGCTGCTGATTTAATGGCAGTCATGTCGAGAGGCGATGTCTCGCAGATGTCATTCGCTTTCACGACGTCAGAAGACTCATGGGATCTCGTCGACGGGCAGAGAGTGCGATCCCTCCTCGCCGTGGAGCTCCACGATGTCTCGGTCGTTACTTATCCCGCTTATCCCGATACCACAGTCGCAGTGAGGTCGCTCTCGATCTACACCCGAGACGCTCTCGCCAGTGCTCGAAGGTTTCGGGAGCTCAGACTTCGCAGGCAGCAGTAAGAAAAACGTATCACTTTTTCTGACATTTCCGAGGGTGGGGAAAATCCCCCATCCTTTATGTTGTAGCTTGACTACAATAATAAAAAGGAGAACAGAAATGAATGATGCAGAAACCAGACTTAACGCAGCAGCACCAGATCTACTAGAAGCCTTGCGCATAGCATTGGCAAGGCTGGAAGTAGCTGAAAGAGAAAGGCATTACGATCACAAAACTTTCGACTCAAACGCCAATGACCTAGCTATAGACAAAGCTATTGCAGCCATAAACAAAGCAACAGGTGATCGGTAGTCCAGCAACTTGGACTAAGGACTCGCCTTAGTTCACGCAAACGCCTTTCCGTGGACTAGGGTGGGGGAAATCCCCCACCCCCTACTTTTTTTTTGGTGCGAGTGTTGACGATTCGCAGATCCGTGGTTTAATCATTTCATCGAATCTAGTGCAGTCTTTACGCACAGATCCCGAACTAGGGGTTTGTGCGTTTTTTTATGTTCCTCACCGGAGCAGATGCACATCCCTAATACGCAAAATATTAGGAATAAATTCAATGAACGAAATTGAAACACTGCGCGCAGAACGCGTCGCAAAGCTTGCAGAGGCCCGAGCGATTCACGCCCGAGGCACTACCGAAAAACGAGAGCTCACACCCGAAGAGCAAACCGCTTTTGATAACTTAGTCGCTCAAGTCGATGACCACGAAGTGCGCATCAGCGAAATGGAATCGATGATGGTTCCTGCTGAAGTCGCACCAGAAGAAGCAGCTTCCGCTCGCAGCGAAAAGCTTTCCGCGCTCGAAGCCTCTTCCAAAAAGCCCGCAGTGAGAAGGTCTTCCCCGATCGAAGCTCCTGCGTTTGTGCGAGACTTCGGCGATCGTCAAAGCACCGCTGACCGAGCTTTGGCTCTCCGAGGCTGGCTCGGATTTCACAGCGTGAACGGCATCACTAATGAGCATCGTGCAGCAGCTCAGCGCTCAGGGCTCGAACTCGGCAACAACAGATTAAGCTTTAAGCTTAACTCTAAAGCTCCGAGATCAGCTTCCGAAGCTCGCGCTCAGTCCGTTGGCACTACTACCGCAGGTGGTTTTACTGTGCCCCAAGGTTTCATCAATCAGCTCGAAGCTTCTTTGCTGGCTTTCGGTGGGATGCGAGAAGTGTCGACTGTTTTACGAACCGCTGAAGGAAATGACCTGCCGATTCCTACTGTATCGGATCACAGCAACGTGGGTGCGATCCTTGCGGAAAACACTCAGGTCGCTGAACAGGACATGACCTTCGGTCAGATCACCTTGAAGGCTTACAAGTATTCATCGAAGCTCATCAGGGTTTCTGCTGAACTCTTGCAAGATTCAGCGATCGATCTAGAGTCGTTCATCGGTGGTGCTTTGGGCGAACGCATCGCCCGCATCTTGAACACTCATTTCACCACTGGCGATAATTCTAGCAAGCCCCAAGGGATTTCTGCTTCGGGTGCAGGCGTTACTGCTGCATCTGCGACTGCGATCACCTATGGTGAACTTGTTGAATTGCAGCACAGCGTCGATCCTGCTTATCGTGCAAACGCTCGATTCATGATGCACGACAGCACTTTCAAGGCGATCAGGAAATTGCTCGACTCTCAGAATCGTCCGATATTCCAACCGGACATTTCTGCGTCTTCTCCTGGTACTCTGCTCGGTTCGCCAGTCGTGATTAATCAAGATTGCGCAACGATCGCAGCGAGTGCAAAGGCAGTTTACTTCGGAGATTTCTCGAAGTATATCATCCGAGATGTTCAGGACTTCACACTCCTGCGCCTCGAAGAAAGATATGCCGATTATCACCAAGTTGGCTTTGTTGGTTTCTCCCGTCATGACGGAAGAATCCTCGACGCAGGCACTGATCCGATTAAGCACTTGGTACTAGCAGCAGCCTAATGAAAATTAAATTTCATACTTCAGTAGCGGGTCTGTCGTTCACTTATGATGCGAATCTAGTGTACGACCTCCCGCTCGATGAAGCGGCAAACTGCATCCGACTCGGATGGGCGAGCGCTGAAGAAGCGCTCGTTCCTCCGGTCTCGGAAACCCGAGAAAACAAATCTGAGAAAGCAACCTCCAGAAAAATAAAAGAGAAACGCTAATGCTCACAGTCGTCACTCCTCCAGCGACCGAACCGATCACTTTGGCAGAAATGAAACTGCATAGTCGCATCGATGGCAACGACGACGACGCTCTGATCAATACGCTGATCACCGCAGCTCGTCAGCAGATCGAGCAGATGGCGAGCCACAAAATGGTGACGCAGACCCTTGCGCTTTCGATCGACGATTTCCCTGACAGCGGCATCCTTTATCTCGAAGGCCCAGTTCAGTCAGTGACCTCGATCCAATATTACGACCTAGATGGCGAACTTCAAACGTGGGATGACGATCTCTATCAGGTCGACACGACCTCGAACCCAGGGCGAGTTATGCCTGCTTACGATGAATCGTGGCCCGACTACCTCGACGACTACAACTCGATCGTTGTGACTTACGTCGCAGGGTGCGGCAATGCAAACCAAGTGCCAGCGATTTTAAAGCAGGCTTTAAAAATGCTAGTGGCGCACTGGTATAACCAGCGCGAGACAACGTCCGAAGTTCAAAGCTATGAAGTGCCCTACGCCGTCGATAACATCGTTAAAATGTTTAGTCGAGGCATTGTGAACTAATGCTTAAAGCTGGCGAACTCACCCAGAGAATAAATCTTCAGCGTGATGACAGCACGACTGTCGATGACTACGGGCAGGTGACTCGGAGCTGGTCGACCTATCATACGACCTGGGCGAGTGTCCGACCGCTCTCAGGCAGAGAGCAAGAGCAGGGCATGGCGAGACAGGCGACGATCTCTCATCGAGTTCGCATGAGGTTTAAAGGTGGCGTTCAGCATGGAGACCGCATTTCGATGGGAAACCGAATTCTCGAAATCGTAAGCATACGAAACATTGATGAGAGTTCTTTTGAGCTTGAGATCGATGCAGTAGAAAGGGTGGCATAATGGGACGCCCACGATCAACATCTTCCGCAGGTAAACGAGGAAGCAAGATCTTCATCGAGGCTGGTGCATTAGAAAGCATCCTCAAAAACATGGAGCATATTGATCGCTATGTTAAGCGAGTCGCTCTAGCAGATGCGCTTGAGGCTGGGGCCGAAATCATCCTTCAGTCAGCTCGGCAAAAAGTAAAAAGAAAAAGCGGACACCTTGCGAATTCTTTGGGCATGAGAAAAAAAATCGTACTTCAGAAAAGAGCACAGTATAGCTATGCAGTTATCGGCCCGCTTCGCAGGAGTTACGCTGCGACCATTAAAAGGCTTCACATGAACCGATCGCAACGAAGAGCTCAAACGAACTCTGGCAACGAAGCGGTCAACAGTGCTACCCAATACAGTCACTTCGTCGAGTACGGAACCGCAGCGCATCCGATCGGAAGTGGTGACCTGACTAACGAAACGCTTCTAGGTCGCAAGGGTGCAGTACGAAAAGCTAAAGGTGCGAATCACCCAGGCGCAAGGCCGCAACCTTTTTTGCGCCCTGCATACGACGAAACAAAAGATCGGGTAATTAAAATTATGGGTGACATTCTCGCCGATGGCGTGGAAAGGGGCTCCGCATGAGTGCTAGCAAAGCTCTTCGCGCCCGACTAATCGACGACGCTACGATGTTTGGTCTTGTGGGCAACCGCATCTATCCTGGTCGAGCACCCCAGAAGCCTACGATGCCATATATCGTATATCACAGAATCAGCACCGTAAGGTCGGCAACGCTCGACACTGGAAATACTAAAGTTCCTGAAGTGCGAATGCAGGTCGATGTAATCGCAACAACTCAATCGGAAGTCGAAACCATCTTGAACCAGATGAGACTGGTTATGGACAACTTTCGCGGCACCTCTTCCGGGGTGACCGTTCTCGGCGTCAGTGTGGATGATGAGCAGGATCAACCCGAGTTTTATGAAGGCTCGGACACCGTGTTTTATCATTCGAGTTTGGATTTTTCCATCATCTATAGGGAGTCATAATTATGGCCGCAGTCATCACGCAAGGAACAGCGATCACCATCGGAGGCGCAACACTTACGGGCGTCACCGACATCACACCACCCAGCGCCACACGTGGCACTGTCGATGTGACTAATCTTCTTAGTCCAAATAAAACTAAGGAATATGCCGGAGGCCTTATCGATGGTGGCGAGATGTCAGCGACTGCGATCGTCGGCGTCGGCAATGGGGCGCTTAACACTATCAGCGCTTTTATAGAGGATTACGGCGCTGCGAAAGCTTGCTCGATCACTCTAGCTGACAGCTCCAGCGTAAGCTTCGACGGCATTGTAACAAAGTTTCAGGTCGACGGAATTGCGACCGGAGACAACACAGTCAAAGCGACTGTCGGCGTAAAACCTGTCGGCAAAATTACCTATTCTTTTGATTAAGGAGTTTCACATTTTAGATAAGCAAAAGTTATTAGGCGCAGGAAGTGCCTATAAGCTCGGGGAGATCGAGATCCCCGAGCTCGGCGGCAAAGTCTATCTTCGAGTGATCAGCTCCCGCGAGCGTGATCAGCTCGAAAGCGAAATCAGCTCCGGAGCAAAAGCTGGAAACCTGACAAACATCAGAGCAAAGCTCGTCGTGCGATCGATCGCCGATGAAAACGGAAAGCGTCTTTTTTCCGATGCCGACGTCGAAGCAGTAGGAGAGATGCCTGCGCCTCTGGTGGGAACTCTTTTCGACGCCTGCGCTCGTCATAACGGCATGAGCGGTGGAGCAGTCGAAGACGCCAGAAAAAACTAATAGAGCGCCCTGGGCGTCGGTTTTTATTCCGACTCGCAGGGCATCTTAAGAAAACAGTTCGAGAGATACTCGATGAAGTCGATTCTCAAGAGCTTACCGAGTGGCAGGCCTTTTCAACGATCGAACCGCTCGACGGAGATCGAGGCGACATTCATGCCGCTCAGATCTGTTCGACGACTGCGAACGTCTGGAGAGGCTCAGAGACAAAAGCTCTCGAGGTGAAAGACTTCCTCCCGGACTGGTACGGCGAGAATAAAAAAGTCGAAAGCTTTGCAGCATTGAAAGCCTGGGCGAGCGCGGTGGGAACTAAGAAACAGGAGTGACGACATGGCCAAAACAATCGGATCGCTAAACGTTTCGATGGGTCTGTCTATCACCGATTTCGTCACGAATCTCGACAAAGTAAAAGAAGATATGGCAGGTCTCGAGGCGATCACCTCGCAAGCCTCAAAGCACTTCGATGATGACGTCGCTGGAATCATGGGCGACGCGCTTCATAAATTTGCAAAGACATCGAAGCTCGGAGCTGACGACGCTTTAAAATTCGCAGTGAGTTTAAAGAAACTTGGCCTCGATGCGGACACGATCACCAGCACTCTCGACAAGTTCGGTAAGGGAATCGGGAAGTTCGCAAAAAATGCGGGCGAAGCCTCGAAAGCTTTTGCGGGTATCCTCGGAAAAATCGGCGACAGCGATAAGGTTCTCCTTAAAGACATTCAGGCTCTGGAGTCGATGGGCGTGAAAGCTTTTGACTCTCTCTCAAAAGAACTCTCGAAGGTCGAAGGGAAAGCGATCAGCACTGCGGATGTTATGAAGAGGATCGCCTCGGGATCGCTGTCCGGTTCAGATGCGCTTAAGCTCTTGACGCAGGGCGGTCAGGCTCAAGCGGGTGGAGGCGTCGCCGCTAAGGAGTCGCAGGCAAAATCAAAGCTAACATCATTTCTGAACTACGTCGAAAATAAAATCAGCAGTGCGGCCTCGAGCATCTTTTCTAAAGTCACTAGCCTCATCATGAACCCAGTGACGCTGATCAGTGGCGCTCTCGCCTCTTATGGCGTCTATAAAATCTACGATCGTGCGGTGATGGCTTTTGCAAACACCGAAGAGATTCTTACGAGAATTAAAGGCCTCGCAGGAGATGCGAGCGCCGATCGACTCGGTGGTGTGATGAATGGGATCGCTAATCAAGGACGCATCGCCCAAGAAGTCGTCGGGAAACTGGCGACTGGATTTCTCGGGCTTGGAGTCTCAGGCGAAGACGCAGCGAGAATGATCGAAAGCTTTGGTCGTATCTCGCTCATCGCAGGATCTGGAGCGTCGGACGTATTCGGGAAGCTCGGCGAGGTCGCCCAGAACATGACCCGGACGGGGCAAGCTTCCAAGGATGATTTCGAGGCTCTCGCAGCGATGGGGCTGCCTGTTTATGACGCGCTGGCACAGCGTCTTTCAAAGGTTCAAGGTCGAGCAATCAGTGCTAATGAAGCGATGCAGATGCTCGCAAATAATGAAGTCGGAACAGCAGACGCGCTCAACGCGATTTCAGGGATGAGTAATAATGCAGATGTGATTAAGCAGGCAGAGGCGCAAGCGGGAACGCTTAAAGGCATTTATGCTAGGCTCGCTGGCGAAGTCGAGGGGTTCTTTACTGAGTTCGGCGCTGTCATTGTGGAGGCCTTAGATTTAAAAGGCTTCTCGCAAGGCCTGATCGGATTCATGCAGAACCTAAGAGCGAACTTTGACTCGTTAATTCCAGCGATTAAAAATATCGGCATGGTTCTCTCGGTGGTTCGGGATGTGTTATTTCAAGCGTTCTCGGGTCTGGTGAACTTCTTCACCACGATGGGCGGTGCGGATGTAGTTGCTGGCAATATCGACAACATTAGGGCAGTGGTGGTTTCCTTTGCACAAGCGGTGATGGTCTCGATGCAGTCGGTGATGAGCGGGGCGATCACCGTGATCAATGAAATCATCAAGGCCGTGGGCGGGCTCAAGAAGTTCGCAGCAATCTTTGCAGGTGTGGCAATTGGTGCTAAGGCTGGCGGGGTTTTAGGTGGCTTGGGGGGTGGCGGGATTGGTGCTATACCGGGGATGCTCATCGGTGGTGTTACGGGCGGGCTTTACGCTAATAGCAAGGTTGATGGTGGCGGCCCTGGCATTGACGCAGAAGCGATCAAGAAAAAAATGAACGACGCTTTCAAATCGATTTTAGAATCGATCGGCAACACAGGCATGAACACTGCCGAGGGCATCGTCGCAAAGTTTATGAAGAGCTTTAACGACGCTTTCGCTGGCGCATCCTCGGAAGGTTTCGATACGGCAACGGCGCTAGACAAAATCGAAAGCAACTTTCACACCTTCACCGATGGCCTCCATTTAGGGATGCTGGGCGAGACTATAGGGTATGGCGCTTTCTTGAAGCAGCTTTCGGGTGGCACAGCTTCCGCAATTGCCATGTTTCAAAGGCAGTTAGCGCTTGGGAATATCTCTGCCGAAGAGATGGGTACTTCTCTTGAAAAGGTCAAGGATGAAGCCTTTGCCGCTCTTGATATGCAGCTCAGCGCAGGCACGATTACTAATGAAGAATATGCGAACACGATTGCAGAGATTCAGACCCAGTTTGATTCTCTTAAT